CAATGCACGAAGAAGATCGTCCTAAAGTATTGTTTGTTGTAGACTCATTAGGTATGCTTATGTCACCAACTGAAGTAAATCAGTTTGAAGCAGGTGATATGAAAGGTGATATGGGTCGCAAGGCTAAAGCACTGAAAGCATTGGTCACTAACTGTGTGAATATGTTTGGCAGTTATAACGTAGGCATGTGTGTCACTAACCATACTTATGCATCGCAGGATATGTTTGATCCAGATGATAAGATCTCAGGCGGTAGTGGCTTTGTATATGCAAGTTCTATGGTTGTAGCAATGAAAAAGCTAAAACTAAAAGAAGATGCAGATGGTAATAAAACTTCACAAGTGCATGGTATTCGTGCAGCGTGTAAAGTTATGAAAACACGTTATGCTAAACCGTTTGAAGCAGTGCAAGTAAAGATTCCGTACGAAACAGGTATGGATCCATATTCGGGTATGTTTGATTTGCTTGAAGCAAAAGGACTGCTTGAAAAACAAGGTAATCGCTACAAGTATATTGATAGCGCCGGAGAAGAAACACTAGAATATCGGAAGAATTGGACAGGTGATAAACTCGAAATGATCATGGCAGATTTGCCGCAAAAAGAAGCACAGATGGTAAATACCGACAATGCAATCGAAGAAGTTGTAGATCATGACGAGGAGCCTGTGATTAATGAATGAAGATCAAATAGTTGATATTTGGAATCTGTTTAAAAATTACTTAGATAAAAAACAGATTGAAGTTGTTGCAGAGAAGTTTGTAGACATGTTAGCAGACTATGGTGTTGACGATATAACCCTTAAGGACTGCTTGGGCACTGATAAAAATTTAGATGGTGCAATACAATACTACTTAGAAGATGACGGAGATATTGATTATGACGACGATTACAGCGACTGGGATGAATAATGGGATGGTATTCTGAAGTATCAAGAAACATTGGTAAGATTCCTTCTGCAATACAACACTTTGAGGCTGAATTAGCTTTAGCAAAAAAAGAATGTAAGCTGGTAGGCAATGTCGAAAAGGCAGCAGCCGAAATGCCAGGTATTGTTGAACATCGGTTTAATCAGCTTCAAGAAATTGAAGCAATTCTTAATTACCTAAATATTGAGCTACGCAGATTGCGTAGCTCGTTCTTCAAAAAATATCTTGAAAATTATCAACGAGCTCTATCTAGTCGTGACGTAGAAAAATACGTTGACGGTGAAGCAGATGTTGTTGACTATGAAAAGATTATTAATGAATTTGCTCTCTTAAGAAATAAATGGCTAGGCGTCTTAAAAGGATTAGATCAGAAGCAATGGCAGATAACTAATGTTGTAAAGTTAAGAGTAGCAGGAATGGAAGATGCAAGTTTATAATGGCACACAGCGATGAATATTTAAAAGAATTAGAAAGATTACATAGTAAATCAAAATTTGGAAGTGGTAAATCAATTCCACGTCCAGTAAAAGAATTGTTAGATTCAGGCGAAATAAAAAGTATGTTAGACTTTGGTAGTGGCAAAGGATTAACATCAGATGCCATTAGAGAACAGTATCCTGATATTGAACTTTATACATATGATCCAGTCACAAGTCCAATTGAATTACCTGAAGCAGTTGATTTAGTTTACAGTAGTGATGTGTTGGAACATGTAGAACCTACACTGTTAGATGAAACACTACAAGACTTATTCAACAGAGCACAAAAATATCAATATCATTTAATTGCATGTCATCCGGCAAAAAAAGTTTTAAGTGATGGCAGAAATGCACACTTAATTATTGAACAACCTAAATGGTGGAAACGTAAGTTAGCAACATACAACTGGACAGTGACGTATGAAGAATCTACAAAAAGGAAATATGTAGAACGTTTTGATATTTACGTACAAAAATATATAACGATATTAAAAAAATGAAACAAGTTTTTAATTATTGGATGCCTACTTCTGATAACCATTTTGAACGTTTAATTGCAAAACGTGTTAAAAAAGGTGGTCCGCCTGAGTACCAAGACGATGTTAGAGATGTAGCATACAAGTACGTTAATGATTTTAGTTTAGCAATTGATGTTGGTGCAAATGTAGGATTATGGGCAAAACCATTAACTAGAAAATTTGATCGAGTAATTGCATTTGAGCCACTTCGTCAAGTGTATACTTGTCTTGAACGCAATGTGGCTGGATTACCTGTTGATATAAATCGTTTTGCTTTAGGTAGTGTAAACAGCACAGTTGAAATGGTATACGATGCAGAAAACACAGGTGGCAGTTTTGTAAGCGAAGTTGGCACTGGTAGCATAGAAATAAAAAGACTAGACGATTTAGATTTACCAAAATTTGGTTTGCTTAAAATTGATTGTGAGCGCCACGAACTTGAAGTGTTAAAAGGCGCAATGGATACAATATTAAAATACAAACCAATTATCGTTTGTGAACAACAAGCAGATACAAACGAATGTGCAGGAATGTTTTTAAAATCATTTGGTGCATACGAAATTACTAATGTCAGAAAAGACTATATATTTGGTTGGCGTTGATTAAATATCTACATGACAACTGTATTTGTATCTGGCGGATTTGATCCACTTCATAGCGGACATATTGAATATTTTAAAGCAGCAAAACAATTAGGAGATACTCTCGTAGTTGGCTTAAACAGCGATCCTTGGTTAGAACGTAAAAAAGGCAAAGCATTTATGCCTTTTGAAGAACGTGCTAAAATTATTGAAAATCTAGAAATGGTTGACAATGTAATGTTAGTTCCTGATGATGAAACTGGAGGAACTACTAAAGCCATTGGATATTTGCTACAAATTACTACTGGAAAAATAATTGTTGCTAATGGCGGAGATAGAATCGACGGAGATATACCAGAACAAAAACTTTTTGGTGATCATAGCGAAGTTGAGTTTGTTTTTGGTGTTGGCGGAGAAGATAAGAAAAATAGCAGTAGCTGGATTCTATCAAATTGGGAAAAACCTATTACACATAGAGACTGGGGCGAATACAAAGTATTAGATCGCAACGGAGAATGGCAAGTTAAAGAACTTACATTTTACGAAGGTAAAGCGTTAAGTGATCAACGACATTTTAAACGGAGCGAACATTGGCATGTAGTCGACGGTGTTATAAATATGTTCCTTGAAGACAAACAAGGTAATAAAACCAGTACACTGTTAGTACCAGGCGACAGCATTGATATTCCGTTGGGCTGGTGGCACAAAGCAGTTAACATAGATAACAAAGCAGCTAAAGTAATAGAAGTTTGGTTAGGCAAAGATTTAACTGAAGAAGATATAGAAAGAAGAGATTAATGAAAGTATTTGTAGGCTGGGACAGTAGAGAAGATATTGCATATCAAGTTGCAAAGCATACTATAATTGAAAATTCTAGTATTCCAGTAGACATACAACCGTTGAAACAAAAAGATTTAAGAAAAGCTGGAATATATACTCGACCAGTAGATGCCCTAGCAAGTACTGAATTTACATTTACAAGATTCTTGATACCCGAACTATGTAATTTTAAAGGTTGGGCGCTTTTTATTGATTGCGATTTTGTATTCTTAGACGACATAAAAAAATTATACGATCAACGAGACGACAAGTATGCTGTGATGTGTGCGCAACACGACTACACACCCAAAGAAGGTGTTAAGATGGACGGACAAGCACAAACACAATATCCAAGAAAAAACTGGTCAAGTATGATGTTAATCAACTGTGAGCATCCAGCAAACGCTGTAGTCACAAAAGACTTTGTAAACGACGAACGTAAAACAGGTGCTTTCCTGCATAGGTTTAGTTGGTTGCAGGATGAGCAAATTGGTGAACTTAGTCATGAATGGAATTGGCTTGTTGGTTGGTACAAAGAACCAGAAGATGGCAAACCTAAAGCACTGCATTACACAGAAGGTGGACCGTGGTTTGACGAATATCAAGATTGTGAATATGCAAAAGAATGGTATAAAGGAAAAGCAAGCTATCTAGATCGCGAACTAGAGGAATCAAAAAAAAAATTAGAAGCCAATAAAACAAAAATAATTACTGTTGATGATTTAAGTTATCCTCCTCATATTACAAATTATTTTAAGGCAAAAGTAAACAGTTGGATTGATCCTACTGAACATTATTTTAAATCCAAGGAAGAAATCAAAACATTTGAGGAAAACAAAATGGGAATCAAAGTTGCAGGCATAGCACCAACACAAGGTGAATTTAATTATGAAAAGAAAGGATTAGAATATGATCCTTATATTAGTGATTTTATAATTGGCGCTGGAGGTTATATCAGTGAATTTGATAGAGAAACAGGAACAGATAATACTTTAATTATTAGAGGACTAGGCGGCGGCGGTCAAAAAGCATTAAAATATTGTATTGAAAACAATAGAGATTATTATGCTATAGATACCGGATATTATCAACCTGGTACTAAGAAAGAATATCACAGAATTACAAAAAATGCTTTACAACAACAAGGACCGATTATTTCTCGTCCGTTGGATAGATTAGAAAAATTACGCTATAAAGTACCAAAATATAGAGAAGGTGAATATGTTTTAGTATGCCCTCCGAGTGAAAAAGTAATGAAGTTTTATGGAGAAAGTTTAGAGGATTGGATTCGCAACACAACTGCTCAAATTAGAGCTCATACTGACAGAAAAATTGTTATAAGAAAAAAACCAGATCGTAGAGTCAGAGTCACAACAGATACAATTTGGAAGGCACTTGAAAAAGCATATTGCCTAATTACATACAATAGTATAGCTGCAACTGAAGCTATATTAGCAAATACACCTGCTATTGCACTTGCGCCTAATGCTGCAACAGTTTTGTGTAATACAAAAATAAGCGAAATTAATAAACTTAATAAACACGACCCTGAACAAATAATGGCTTACGCAGCACACTTGTCATATTGTCAATTTACTGCACAGGAAATGCGTGACGGAACAGCATGGCGTATTTTAAATGAAAGTAGTTAGTTATTATAATGTTGTTCCTACAATTAACAACAACAAAGAAAAATATTTACTTTTAGAGAAGTTTGTTAACGGTGTTAATGCAGCCGGTGATACAGGTATTTTACATAAAAGTAATAGTTTAATAAATTGCGATGTTGGAGTTATTCAAGGATGGCAACACGAAATAGGAAAAAATGCTCCGCACTTAAAATTACGTCAAAACGTAATTGATCGAACACATAACAGGCATGTTATTACTGCTGATAGCAATTTATTTTTGTACCATACAAAAACAAATCAACCACATTGTTATTTAAGATATAGCTTTGATGGTGTATTTCCAAACACAGGAAATTATTGCGACACCGATCCTGATCCAAAACGCTGGCAACAAATACAAAATGATTTAGGTGTCAGATTAGAAGAACCTAAAAGAGGAAAACATATTATATTATGTTGTCAACGTAATAAAGGTTGGAGCATGGGGGGATATGATGTTGTTTCTTGGATTCAAAATGTTGTGAAAGAAATTAGAAAATACAGTCCAAGACATATTATTGTGAGAGCACATCCTGGAGATAAAAAAGCAGGAGTATACCTAAATCCAAGAAATTCGCCAATTGCAAGATTATCTAATGTTAGTATAAGCAAACAAGGCACTCCTTTAGAATCAGATTTAGCAAATGCATGGTGTGTTGTAAATCATAATAGCAGCAGTATTGTAGGACCAATTATAAAAGGGTACCCCGCTTTTATTACCGATCCGAGCAAAAGTCAATGTGCAGAAGTTGCTCATCATGGATTTGAGCATTTAGAATCACCTAAACAATTTGACAGAGAACGTTGGCTACAACGTATTAGTATGTTTCATTGGAGTTTACGTGAATTGGAAGACGGTAGCTGTTGGCGCCACATGCGTCAGTTTGTCCAATAACTTTCTCCACGTGGTGCTATTAGATCACGTGGCTTATTGCTTTTACCAATTTGTTTCCTATCACCTTTTAAATGATCAAGGTATGCACCTAGTTCGCTGTTGATGATAGGATGTCCCTCTCCGTTGACTAAGTTTCCACTTATATTATTAATAACACCATTTGGATATTTTCTTTTGATTTTCTTTAGAACTTCGTCAAAAACATAACTATCGTGCCATTCTTCCATACGGAAAATACCGTATTCAGCATGTTCATAAACATGCTCAAATTCTTGTAAAAATTCTAAACCAATTTCATTACGTAAGTTAATACCATAGAATCCACACTCAGGCCATTTCTTGCCTCTACCCATGTAAGCTAACCAAGCTCTGTCTGGCAATAGTTTTTTAAATTCATTGTATGGAAATTCACTGTGTACATATGTATCAGCATCCATCCACACAATCCAATCTGTGTTGCAACGCTGTGCGGCATCAAATACAGCATATACTTTGTTGGCAAATCTCACAGCATCCCATTTAAATTCTTTGTGCCAATCTCGTGGACGACGAGCTTTGATTTCTGGAGGACACTTACCGTTTGCTTTTGGCACATCTTTCCAACGCTGTTTAAATGCTACAAGTTTAGGTAAACTTTGCTTTTGATCTAGTACGGTAATTCTATTATCATTTACAACTGGTGCGCAATCCTCTGCATACAGAAGTAAATTAATATCTTTGTCAATGTTTTTACTAAAACTTTCTAAAAATCGTTTTCCATATAATTCAAAAACTGGTTGATGAAATGTTGAAACTACTGTAATTGACATTGACTTTTCCTGATAAATATGCTACTATTTAACTATGAAATTTAGATTATGGACAGAATACGGTGCACTTAATTCCAAAGATATTTTTCGGGCTTTTAGCGATTCTATTGTTCGCAATGGCTGGAGTATTAGCAACAGTAATGATTTTGGGGCTTCCGATGTTCATGTTATTTGGAGCGTTCTTTTTCATGGCAGAATGGCTAGGAACAAAGATATTTGGTCCTATTGTGTTTCGAATAACAGACCAGTTATCGTCCTCGAAGTCGGAGGAATCAATAGAGGCAAAACGTGGAAGGTTGGAATCAATGGAATCAACCGTGATGCCTACTTCGGTGATGATGGAGAGGATTCGTCAAGAGCGCAAGCGTTAGGTATTGAATTAAAACCTTGGCGCAAAGACGGAGAGTATATTCTTATTTGTGGACAACATGATAAAAGTCTGCAATGGCATAATATGCCTCGCATGAGTAATTGGTTTTTACAAACCTATGACAAAATACGCAAACACACAGATAGGCCTATTTTGTTTAGACCACATCCACGTTGTAGATTAGAACATATAGAACGAGGATTGCGTTATGTAGTAAGACAGGAGCCGAGACACATTGCAGGCACTTATGATGATTTTGATATGGGTTTTAATAATGTACATGCTACTGTTAGCCATAGTAGCAATCCTGGGTGTCATAGTATCATCCAAGGCGTTCCTGCTTTTGTTAGTACTTCTTCTCTTGCTTATGATGTAGGCAATGATATTGATTTTTTACACGATATAGAAAATCCAATAATGCCAGATAGAACACAATGGTTAAATGACTATGCGTGGACAGAATACACAGTTGAAGAAATAGCCGCAGGCTTGCCACTGAAAAGATTGACTAATTGTTTATAAAGTGTTATAGTGTAATATGAATACAAAGTTAGAAACTATCGAAGATTGTTTAGAAATAATTACGGGCTTAGTTCGTACGCACTCTTTTTGTAAATTTGATATTGATGCAGATGATAAAACTATTGTTAATAGTATTTCTCGACAAGTTTTTAAAGGCAAAGCATTAACTGATAGACAATTTGCACTTATGCAAACAAAACTAGATGTGTATGAATCACAGTTTGTTGACAACGGTTATAATAATTTTCGGCAAGCAATATCTAAATTGCGCATGCCTTTAAGACAAATCGATAGAAGCAAATATGTAAAAATTGTAAACACTGCTGAAGTGTACAACGACACTCCTTATCCAGCAGAAAAAGAATCGTGGCAATGGATTAAAATTAGATTTCCATTTAGCAAAAAGGATATTGTAAAAGTTGATGCAATAGCACACAAGTATAGAAAAAAATATTGGCACGAAAAAGGTTCACATGAACACTACTTCAAATTAGATGAAAACACAGTATTTGATGTTTGTGAAATATTTGTAAAAAAAGATTTTGAAATAGATAAAAAGATACTTGAATATTACGAACAAATTTTAGAAATAAAACAAGAACCTGGCAAGCACATTGCAGGACTTTGGAATAATGAAATAAAAAATATTTCAAGCGCAGGTTTAGAATCTATTGACAAAACAGAAAGATTGCATTTATTAGATAGAAAAAGACAGTATGGTTTAAATTATATTACTTGCGATAAAGACGCTACACTTGCAAATTATATTGCCCATCGTAGCAAAGCTGAAATTTGTATAGATCCTAAAGAACATACAATTGATAATATTGTTGAAAGTTTGCTTGTACTAGAAAGATTTCCTATTCTTTGTTTATTAGATAAAGACGAAGAATATGATCAACTTGTCACATTGCACACTGCATTTAGAAATATCGTAGAAAACACAAAACAATCTGTACTGTATAGAAAAGAAAACACTAAAGAAAAAGATAAAAATTTCAATACATACATTCATGATAAAAAACTTAATAACTGGGTTGACAAATCAACAAAAATTGTATATATAAGTAAGTCTAAACTTCCAAAACTTCTACTCACTGTAGATTGGAAACCACAGTGTGTATTAGCACTTTCAAGCACACGAATGATGACTCAGTTAGGAATATACGTTAACGATGTTTGTGATTTACACATATGCCATGATGAAAGTCCTAGCTACTTTTCAATGTATTCAAGGAGATATGGCTAATGGCTAGTTGCAGACTTATAATCGAAGATGAAGTAAACATCAAGCTAGAAGGACTAGAAGTTGATGTACGCAGAAAGCTGGCAAATGCTCTCAAGTTTGAAGTGCCTTATGCACGTTATATGCCTCAGTATAAACTTGGGCGTTGGGATGGTAAAGTTGCTTTTTTTGGTATTGGTGGCACTGGCTACGTTAATCATCTTGATGTTATTACGTCAGTACTAGAAAAGAACAAAGTTCAAATAGTTGATATTGAAGATAGACGACAACCTATACAACTAAACTTTCCGCAAGTCACAGAACGTTATTGGGCTGATCAAGGTGTGTGCTGGCCCAAAGGACATCCAGCAGAAGGTGAAGAAATTATTTTGCGTGACTATCAAGTCGAAGCAATCAACAACTTTGCAAATAATCCACAGAGCTTGCAACAGATTGCAACAGGTGCAGGTAAAACTATTACAACTGCTACACTGTCGCATATGAGTGAAAAGTATGGACGCAGTTTAGTTATTGTACCTAACAAAAGTCTTGTGACACAAACTGAAGAAGACTATGTCAACTGTGGTTTAGATGTAGGTGTATACTTTGGCGATAGAAAAGAGTTAGGCAAGACTCACACTATCTGTACATGGCAAAGTTTGAATATACTTGACAAGAAACACAAAGACGGCAGTGCAGTATTATCATTAGCAGAGTTCTTAGACGGTGTAAGCACTATTATTGTTGACGAGGTACACCAAGCAAAAGCAGAAGTACTAAAGAACTTGCTCACACGAAACTTGCGCAATGCTCCTATTCGTTGGGGACTAACTGGTACTGTACCTAAAGAGCGTTTTGAATTTGAATCAATCCATGCAAGTTTAGGTCCAGTTATTGGCGAGATTACAGCAAAAGAATTACAAGACAAAGGAGTGCTATCACAGTGTCACGTTAACATTGTACAGTTAATTGATACAGTTGCACATAGAGGCTATCAAGAAGAATTAAAATATCTAGTCACAGATAAAGATAGAGTAGAATACATAGGCAAATTATTAAACACAGTAAAAGAATCAGGCAACACTCTAATACTTGTAGATCGTATTAGTGCAGGCGAAATGCTACAAGAACTTATTCCAGGATCGGTCTTTGTAAAAGGAGACGTAAAACTAAAGGATAGAAAAGATGCGTATGACGAAATCAACGAAGGAACTAATCATGTGGTTATTGCCACTTATGGTGTCGCTGCTGTTGGTATTAATATTCCTCGCATCTTTAACCTTGTTCTTATTGAGCCCGGAAAAAGTTTTGTTAGAGTTATTCAAAGTATAGGTAGAGGCGTTAGAAAGGCAAAGGACAAAGACTTCGTGCAAATATGGGATCTTACAAGCACTTGTAAGTTTGCGAAGCGGCACCTTACCCAACGTAAAAAGTTTTATAAGGAAGCAGAATACCCATTCACAATAGAAAAAGTGGATTGGAAATAAATGAGAATATTAACACTAGAAAACACTAGCTTTTCTTTAAATTCATTACCAGAAGTAATTGAGGATGATTTGAGATTTTCGGTATTGGACAACAGTAGTCCTGATGACCCTGATTTCTTTTTTAATCCATTGATTTTTTTGGAAAGTTTTAATTCGCCTGCTGTTGTTTTAGAAATAGCAGGAAACGAAATCACAATGCCGTTGGATTGGTGTGTAGCAGTGGGTTGCAGTGAATCAGGTAGTGATTTAGAAGTCTTGCCTTTGACTAGTTTGAATGAAAGAGGATTTGAGGCCTTTTTATTCAATCCACTAACTGGAACTCATCCGCAGTTTGCAAAAATTGAAATAACTAATTTTTATAATGATGTAAAATGGTATTTTCCTAAAATGCGTAATGGACATTTATTATGTGTTCCAATTACAGATACTACTAATCCAAACTGTGCGTTTTTTGTAAAAGATATCAATAGACAAAGTGAAATAATTGACTTTGGAAAATTACTATAGGAGACTAAAATGAAAGCAGGAAAGATTTGGGGACAGACTGAACTTATCCACGCTAACGGTGTATTAGAGTTTCACCGTATTGAATTCAAAGGCGGCTACAAGTGTAGCGAACACGAACATAGATTCAAGTGGAATGGCTTCTTTGTGGAGTCAGGCAAAATGCTAGTTCGTGTATGGCAAAAGGATTACGATCTAGTTGACGAAACTATTTTAGGACCAGGAGACTTTACACAAGTAAAGCCAGGTGTAATTCATCAGTTTGAAGGACTTGAAGACGGTGTAGCATTTGAACTATACTGGGCAGAATTCAATCACAACGATATTGTGAGAAGAACTGTTGGTTCAGAAATTTAAAAAACGTAGTTTACCAATTGAATTAAAAGGTAATAATCTAAGACTCAAGTGTGCGTTTGTGTCTACTATGGACCAATACTATTTTGATAGTTTTGGTTGTTTTATGATCGATAGTTTTTTAAAAAATACGCCTGACAATTTTGTACTACATTTATACGCTGAAAATATAAAAGACAATTTACCAAAAACTGACAAAATAAAAATATACGATTGGAATCATGTATGCCTAAAAAATTGGAAAGATTTTTGCAACAAAACTCAAAATAAAAAAGAAGTAAAATTTGCAAAAAAAGGCTTTGCTTTTTTACATGCATTAGAAAATATAAAAGCTGACTATATAACATGGATAGATGCTGATATATTTTTTAAACAAAAAATTGATACTAGTTTTTTAAATTATGCGTGTTCAAAAAAATATTTAATAGGTTTATTCAGTCACGATTATTTAGATTTAGGTATAAGTGCAGAATCCGGATTTGTTGTGGTAAATCAAAACCATACTGATTATAAAGACTTTGTTGAACAATATAAATTAGCTTATAAAGAAAAACCAAAAGAAATTCAAAGATGGTATGATGGACAGGTATGCATGTATGCAGCAAAACAATTTAAAAATGTAAATGATTTATCATTTACAATGTATGATGTAGACACGCATACTCCTTTGAATCATTGTCCAATGAATAAATTTTTATATCACGAAAAAGGTCCAACAAAGAAAAGTCTAGTATCAGGATATTTTGAAAGGTTAATTGAATGATAGGAGTATACGGTGATAGCTACGCAGAGGATGGCGATTCGTGGATAGATTATCTTAATAAAGATTATAAAGGTTTTGGTAAAGGTGGAAGTAGTATTGATTATTCCTACTACAAATTTTGTGAGACACATAAACAATTTGATAAAATTATCTTTATCGTAAGTAGTTTTGATAGAGGTAGTATTTTTACTTTAGATAATAATAAACCAGTACACCTAGCTTTCTATCAAAATACAGATATTAAAGATTTAAAACTTTGTAATATTGATAAGATGGATAGAAACGAACGTAGAATTTATAAAAAATACAGTAATAAGATTTGGCAAACTGTCGATGCTGAAATTAGAAAGGTAAAAATATTTGATAGTAATATAATGTATCATAATGCCTATATTGATAGTATAAGATATCAACGTCCTGATGCTCATATAGTATATGCTTTTCCGTTTCCTAATCGCTGCGATGTAGGAATGATAAACATAAGCAAACTTGACTGGACAAATTTAAATTTATCCGAAGATGAAGACATTAGGATTTGTCACATGAGCGATACTCAAAACAGAGAGTTTGCTAATTACATGATACAGCACATAAACGGAAGTATTGACATTCACAATACATTTAAGAATCCAAAAGATTATTATACTATTAGTAAAACATTAGATGAGGCAAATTGGCTATGAAATTGTTATTGACAGGGTCACATGGATTTATAGGCAGTCATTATTATAAGTTCTTGCAACAACAGCAAAGACATGTTATTCCCTATGATAAAAAAATTAGAGGTGAGGATTTAGCCGATTCAAATACAACCAAACTAATGCCCGATAGTGATGTAGTAGTGCATCTTGCTGCAACAAACGGCACTAGATTATTTTATCAGCATCCAACAGATGTTTGCATCAACAACACACTTCCTACCATAAACTTGATAGAACGGTATAGAAACACAAAAACAAAATTTGTGTTTGCCAGCACTTGTGAAATATTCAACAGCACAATTGACAACGGATACTATCATGTACCTACAGACGAAGAAGTTCCTGTGATGTACAATAACATTACTAATCCTCGTTGGAGTTATAGCATTCCGAAAGCTCTAGGTGAAAATTTGGTAGCAAACAGCGGATTAGATTACTTGATTATACGTTATTTCAACGTTTATGGACCAGGACAGACTGATCACTTTGTAAACGAGTTTATTGAAAGATGCAAAGACGGATTGTATTATATCAAAGGCAATGACACACGCAGTTTCTGTTATGTAGATGATGCTGTAAAAATGACAGACATGCTTGTAAACACAGTCAACAACAAAACAATAAATGTTGGCAATGACAACGAAATCAGTATTTCGGTAGTTGCAAAAATGATAATGGGTTATATGGGCATTAACCCAGACAGATTAGAAATACTTCCAGGTCCTGTGGGCAGTGCTACACGTAGATGTCCTGACACAACCTTGGTCCAAACACTCACAGGATTTACAGATTATACGCCTTTGGAAGTAGGGCTAAAAAAGACAGTGGAAAGTTTATTATGAAACTAGGTATTATTGGAATGGGCGTTGTAGGAAATGCAAACGCAACAGGCTTTAGATTGTTAGAGCACGAAGTAGTAGAACACGACATCAAGTTTGATACTGTTATTCAAGATGTAGCAGATACAGAAGTGGTGTTCTTGTGCTTGCCTACACCAGAAGCAAACGGTGCTTGTGATACTAGTGTTATCGAGGGTGTGCTACAAGACCTGATACAAATCAACTATGGTGGTGTTGTGTGTATTCGCAGCACAGTTGAACCAGGGTTTACAGAACGCATGATTGATGAATATCCATCACTAACAATCTGTTGTGCTCCAGAGTTTTTGCGTGAAAGAGCAGCAGCAGACGACTTTATCAACAATCACGAACTACTAGCAATTGGCACAGACGATCCGTATGTGTATAAAAAGATTGTAGAAGCACATGGACATTTGCCCAAAGCAGTCAAACAACTAGCACCCACAGAAGCTGAAATATTAAAATATTTCAACAACTCTTATGCGGCATTGCGTATTGTGTTTGCCAATGTGTTTTACGAATTGTGTGAAAAGTTTGACTGTGATTATTCACAGGTCAAAGATGCGTATGTTCATACAGGCAAAACCAAAAACATTTACTTGGATGTGAACAACAGATTGCGTGGATACGGTGGTATGTGCTTGCCCAAAGATGTAGCAGCACTAGCACACACTCTAAAACAAAACGGACTTGAGTTTGATTTAATTGACAGTATCAAAAACGACAATGAAAAACTAAAAACCACAACATTTTCAGGTATGCGCAAATGATAATAGAATGTCCGCCCAAACAAGATCTAGCACACGAAAGTTTAATATACGAACGTGCCAATGGTGTTGTATATGCTAGATTTAGAGACGAGCCCAAAAAGACCACATACAACGGGCGTTGGGTAATAGGCGGAGATCCAGAAGCAGTAAACGAGGCTCTAGGCATAGTAAGTTATGATCAATGGAAACATTTATTTGCTTTAGCAGATGAATATCCTACACTAAGAAAACAACTTGACAAAACATTAAATCTCTATTATATTATAAAGGATGGAGACTAACATGAGAATTATTGCTGGACCGTGTCAACACGAGTCACTAGAACAAAGTTTAGAAATTGCCACAGAGTGTAAACGTGTATGTGATTTGTTTGATATTGAATATTATTTCAAAGCAAGTTATGACAAAGCAAATCGCACCAGTATGTCAGGAGAGCGTGGATTAGGTATTAGCGACACACTTCCTCATTTCCAAAAGATAAAAGCTGCTGGTTTTAAATTGTTAACAGATGTTCACACTGTAGGACAAATCAGTAGATGTAAAGGCGTAGTTGATGTTTTACAGATACCTGCTTTCTTGTGTAGACAAACTGATTTGATTGTAGAAGCATGTAAGTCCGATTGTATTGTCAACATTAAAAAAGGACAATTCTTAGCACCTTGGGATGTCAAAGGCATACTGAGTAAAACAGAAGGCGCTCGAGAAGTTTGGATCACAGAGAGAGGTACTAGTTTTGGATATAATACTTTGGTCACTGATTTTACTGGCATCCAGTATATGCGTGACAATTTTCCTGTTCCTGTGGTATTTGACGTCACACACTCAGTCCAGAAGCCAGGAGGCCAAGGTGACAGCAGTGGTGGTAATAGGGCTTATGTTCCAGCTCTTGCTAATGCTGCCGCTGGCATGGGCGTTGATAACTTCTTCTTAGAAGTTCATCCTGATCCAGATAACGCACCCAGTGATGGACCTAACATGCTACGACTAGAAGACTTTGCTGAAACAGTGCGTCAA